TGCAGGTGTGCCTAGATTTTTATAGTCAGCATTAAAAAGATCAGCTACTTGTGTAACCCAACACTGTTGTTGTGGAAACTCTAGTTCAGACCCGTATGTCCACGAATCACCAAAGCCTACTATAAGTTTTTTCATAATATTACTTATCCAACAAAAAAGGACCTTGCGGTCCTTTTTGTTCTTCCCATCCCTGGGTTGAGATTCCGTTTTTACTGGAATGATAGGTTTGATACAGCGATTTCACCAACATAGTCGCCAGCGTTACCTAACGAAGATGCTGTGTTTGTTAACTCAACATATCCGTAACGTGTCATAAATGATACGACTGGTTCAAATGTAGATGGATCTAATACAACGCCAGAGCTCATCAATGGAATGTATGGGCAATAGAACGCGGCTGCATCAGCCTCGCTAGAACCTTTGTATCCAACTAGAACTGCTTGGCTGTCATTTGCATAACCGTCAACATAAATCTTCATAGCACCGTTTAATGTACCAACAAACTTAGTGTTTGTAGGAGCTTCAAAAGTACCTTCTGTTGTACGAGCAAATGCAGAAGTTGTAGCAGATTGTAGTACTGTTAATGCAGCTGGGGAAACAACAGCCCAGTTACCAGCACCACGACGTGTACGCTGAGCGATCAAGTTTGCTGTACGATTGATTAGAACAGCTAAAGCAGCGTGTTCGTCACCAACGAATGTAGCAGTACCTGAAACAGCGGCTTGATCAAATGTAAAGTTTGTTGCAGCTAGGGCACGTAGTGAACCTAGAATTTCTTGATCAATTTCAACTGTGATTTCTTGTGCTAGGGCAGCCATAATTTCAGCTTCAACATCTAAGCCGTGCATTGATTGAGCATCTTGAGCTGCCTCAAAAGTCCAACGAGCACTTAACTTACGTGTTTTAGCTTCAACTACTTGTTTCAAGATTTGAACGTTAATACGGTTACCAGCAACACCTTCTAGTGTACTAGTTGTATTAGCCATACCGGTGCTTGCGCTGCCAGAGTATGCTGATGCAATCTTGAATGGGCTCAATGCTTCGTCACCTGCTGTTGTGCTAGTAGCATAAGCAGACGAATCTGTCATGTTATCTGCATAACGTACACGTAATGTGTGGATCTGAGCAACTGGACCTGTCATTGGCTGAACACCAACGATTTCGTTAGCAATAACAGTTGGCATAACACGACGGATAACAGGTAGAATTACACGATTAAGTGTAGCTACGTTACCAGCTTGTGTTGCACCGCCTGTTGCGTTTTCTGCCAACATGCGACGAGTGTTCTCTAGGATCACTCCCATTGTAGTTCTTTTAGAGCCATTTAAGCCTTCTAACAGGGCTTCTTTGGTCTCGCCCCAACGGCTTTCTAATAATGCTTGTGTCATAATATTTCCTCTTTCCTTTTAGGGTTTATTTAAGCCCTGCTAAACGTCTTAGTTCGTAAACATTAGTTGGAACTTCTGTTTCTTTACTTTCAACGGCAGTTTTAGCAGTTTTATCACCAGTTACTACTGCACGACTCTCTGTTAACACTTTTGCCTGTGGGGCTGGAGCTTTAACATTGGCGTTGTTCAATACAGCTGGTAGATACTTTTCGTATGCTGACTGTAATTTTTCAGTTTGCACACTTTCAAGAAGATCACGCATAATTGCAGCTTTCTCCTTGTTTAAAGGTTTCATCATTTCTGCAAGACGGTCCTTGCGTTCTGCTGATTCCTTAATAATACGAACTTCACGATTCTTTGATTCAACTAAAACATTCTTCTCTTCAATTTTCTGGACTGCCTCAGATAATTTCTTAGTCAATGTACCTACGGTACCTTGTAACTTACGAATTTCTTTGTTCTCATTTAAGTGAGTACCAGCAAATTCGCTTGCGAATGCTTCAAATAGACGACGTCCAAACATGTTCTCACGAGCAATTTGAATATCTTCTTTTAGTTGAGTCAATTCTGACTCTAACGAAGTAGTTACAGCTTCTTTTACAGCTTCGGCAGATTGAGCAATGAATTTGTTTTGTAGTTCAGCTAACTTAGCTTTACCTTCAGCAACTAAACGAACCTTAGTTTCCACTACGGCTTTTTTGTCTTGCTCAAACTCTGTAATTTCTTGTGCTAGAGCATTCATTGTGAATTGTTCTAACTTAGAAATTGCGCTTTCGTAAACTTTACGATCTGCACGTAGTTCTTTAATTTCATTGGCTAAATTTTTAACCATAAAATCATTGAACTTGCCGGCCGATTCAACCATGTGTGTTTTAAACTTAACACGGTCTTCAGCTAGTTTTTTCTTTTCATCTGCAAACTCTGAAAGTTCAGCAGTTAAAGACTCTGTAACCATTTTGTCTAGAGCTTCAACCATTACTGATTTGTCATGCTGGTAACGTTGAGCAAATTCTTCGCGTAATTCTGCACGAACTTGTTCTTTAGCTTCAGTAATGCGTGATTCCCAAGCTTCGCCAATGGCTTGCTTAGTTTCTTCATTAATGATTCCGTTATCCAACAATGGTTTGATAGCATCTAACATATGGATATTTCTCCTATAATTTTAAATCTTTGATAAAGCCCTTAACGGCTTCCTTCAGGTACTTCTGTACTTTTTGATCTTGACTGGCTTCACGTGCCATTTCAAATACCTGTTGTCCGCCACGCATATTCATCAAGCCTTCATAGATGGCTTTAGGATAAGCATGTGGGGCACTAGGTTGTGCTACGATGTCTACGGTAATGATTTCAAAATCACTAACGTGTCCATTACTTTCGTTAACATTACCAGATCCACGTGAACTTACGCCTAGCTTAACGCCAGAAGTAATCATGGCCGAAACAAGTTCGCCCATCGGTGTAGGTAGTATTGTTAATTTTCCAAATCCTGCAGGACCGTCCATCCACATTTTATCAATCATGTGGCTAACACGATCCAAATTAATTTTTAGGTCATCTGGATGATCAACTTCACCCAAAACACTATAACCTTCTTTAATTTGGTTATTAATAGTTTCAACAGCTTTTCCAATTTCGTGAACGGGGTATACACGTTCGTTAGCGTTCTTCACGCCTCCTTCAATGAATACCCCTTCCATTTTGAGCTTTTTCTTACCACTTCCGTCGGCAGAGTCTTCAGATATAATCTTAATACCCGCCCGGTCAAATGTTAAGTGCTCTTTTAGATACAAAGCCATTTGTATATCCTAACTATTACTTACCAGTATTTTGCTTCTGTACAGCTTTATCGTTTACAGGAACAGAGCCACCTTGTGCAACTTCTTTACCTTCTGCACTTTGTGATGCTGAACCACTAGCGTTTAACTTAGCAGCTTTGCCGCCTGGAACATTTACGTTGCCAGCGTTATCAACTTTAGGTTTGTCTGAGCTCGGGGCTGATGTACCGTCTTGATTCTGTACGCCACCTTTTGAACTAGCTGTAGAACCACCAAAGTCTGCGCCAGGACCAGTAATAGACTTGCTGTTTACGCCTGCCTTTTTACCTGTTGAACCAACTGGCTCGCCTTCACTATATGTACTAGGTGTTAAATTAATATCAGAAATCTTTTCTGTGTACTCACGCATTAATTCTGTTGCTGTTTTTGCAACTCTGCGGCTTTCTTCAGTTTTTTCTTTCTTTGCTTCTTTTTTGTCTTCTTCGTCGTCTTCTTCGTCTTCGTCATCCTTAGCTTCAAACATTGCTGGCTCTTGTTCAGGTTGCTCTTCAGAATCCATACCGCCGTCCATGTTCATTGCTGGCTCTTCTTGAGGACCATTCATGTCATCACCGCCACCCATGATTTCGTCAAACTTAGCCAATAGCTCGTCTAACTTGGCATCGATGTTCATTACTTTGTCTTCAATTTCCTCGTGCTCTTCAGCTGGAGCTTCGTCACCATCCGACGGAAATTCGCCAGACACTTCGTCACTGTCATCATCAACTGTGTCTAAACTAAATTCTTCTTCTTCTTCATGCATAGATTCTTCAGCAGATACTTCATTGGCTAAGTCTTCAACTTGTCCGCCGTGTACCATACCTTCGTCCTGCATTTCTTCAGATGCCATCATTGACTCATAAATGTCACGGCTCTTTTCGACTACGATTGTGTGAAATAATTCACGTGCTTTTTGGTCATCATCATTGATGATATACTCAATTAATTTTTCAAACTTGTTCATAATTAGATTCCTTTGTATAAATGGCTTGTTAAGTATTTACTAAACTACGCATATTTAGGGGTTAAATGGGGTTTTTTTGAAGGATTTGATTGAACTACCCAGAAAAAACGTTAAATTCCACCAACACCAGGCTCGGCTGGGGGTGTATACTGTTTAGCAACAGCTTTAAGTTTTTTCTCGTGTTCTAGTTTGCGAACGTCATGACTCTGACGTAATTGATTTAAATGTGATAATGTTAAACGTGTGGCACCACGGCTGTCTGACTTTTTAGCCGTGTTATTATCGGCTTTTTCATCGTAGTGTCCTTCAGGGGCTTTGTCAAACATTTCATTTATCAGCATGTTGTATTTACCAATTGGGATTAAAGTGCCGGTGTGGCGCCAACTGGACCAGCAGCGCCCATACCGCCAGCTTCTGGTGCACCGGGTATGCCAGGTCCAGCTGAGCCAGGTTCTGGGCCAAGCCCTTCTAAATCACTTTGTATACCACCAGGGCTAATACCTACACTACGCAAACCCGGAGCGTCTGGTTGTGCTAATTCATTGTCACCACGTTCTTCAGCCCAGTTTGTTTCGTTTTCACTAATCTCTGCTTCAGTCATACCTAAATAACGCTTCATTAAGAAACGCTTACTCAAATACGGCACTTGTTCTAGTTGTGTAAAGTTAGTAATACGTGCAGCATCAATGTCTGCTTGACGATATTGTGCAAAGTTTTGTGGTTCGTTAAATGCTAAATCAAACAAGGAACCATCAATGTTAAACCCGCGCCATTTCATAAACAACTTAAACTCAGCGTCTAACTTGTCAGCAATTAATGCTTGTAATCGTTGGCAATATTGATTAAACCGCCATTCTTGAATAAGTGCTGTACCCACACGACCATCGCTGTATGCTTGGCTACCGTCTTCTGCTGTAGTAGGCAAATAGCTACTAGGAATACGTAATCCGCGGAATAATTTGTTAGTAAAAAAACGTAAATCTGTAATTTCGCCTAGATTTTGACCGCCTTGTAGTACATCAACAGTAGACCCACGCCCATCAGCAGTTACTGGGAAAAAGTAATCTTCATTTTGGCTTAATGGATTATAAGTAGCGTCCATCATATTGGCGCCACCTTGTCCACTTTGTGTAGGAATACGGCGCTGATGTACTTCGTTCTTAATACGTTCAACAAAGGCCATAGCCATATGACTTGGCATATTACCTACATCAATTTTAAATATTCTACGTTCTGGAGCACGTTGTACACGATAGATGATGATAGCGTCTTCAAGTAGTTCTTTCTGTTTATAAACTTTAAACACACTTTCTAACAAGCTATTACCAAATGGAT